CGACTCAATGATGCCCCAGGAGATCAAGGACGCCTTACAGCCATGACACAAAAGGAATACGGCGACCGCATCGGTATAAGCCAGCCGCGGGTCGCACAGCTTATATCCCAAGGGATGCCCATGGACTCGCCCGAGTCGGCCGACCTCTGGCGATCTCAACACGTTAGGTCACGCGCCAAGTCTATTCCTAAACAGAAGAACGTACCGGACCCCACAGCAATCGAACAGGAAGGCCCCTACAGGCCTATTGAAGCCGAGAGCCCTCTCAACACCGCAACAGCCGCCACCGACTCGCCTGAGGGCGCTTACGAAAGGCAGCGGCAAATCGAGCGTGCGGCCTATGACCTGGCTGTCGATGCACTCCGCGGTGGTCGAGCCGACGCCGGCCGGCTGGTGGCGATCCATGCCGCGGCAGCCAAGAACCTCACCAGCGCCCGTGACGAGGTGATCACCCAGGCCGAGAAGGAGCGTCGCCTGGTCTCTGGCGACTGGGTGCGCCGGGTGATGCAGGAGCACGACGGCGCTGTGGCCTCGCTGATCAAGGCCATGCCTAAGCAGCTCTCCGGCCGGATAGCACCGCATGACCCCGAGCACGCTGAACGTGAATTGACCCGGTGGGTCCAGGAGGTAGCGCTCAAGACACTACACAACACCGACCCATGGAAATCCTGACCGACCTCCAGCGCTCCCTGCTGGACTATCGCCGAAACCTCTACCGGCCGACACCGATGCAGACCGTAGTCGACTGGGCCGAGGCATCGCTCCGGCTGACCCAACGGCAGACCGAGCACCCAGGACCGTTCAGCACCTCGGTACGACCGTATACCCGGGAGCCCATGGAATGTTGGAAAGACCCTACGGTCTACGAGGTGACCCTCTGCTGGGGCAGCCAAACCAGCAAAACGACCACCCTGATGGCCGGCCTGGCCTGGCTAATCGCCAACGAGCCGAGCCCGGCCTTGTGGCTGATGCCCACCGAGAGCCTCGCCAGGTCATTCTCGAAGAGCCGCTGGCTGCCCATGCTCGAGGACAGCCCGGCCATGCTCGAGTGCTACCCGGCCGAGGCCGACAAGATCACCAACCTCGAGCAGAACTTCACCAGGTCGACCCTGACTTTCGTAGGATCCAACAGCCCGGCCAACCTAGCCAGCCGCCCGGTTCGGGTGCTGATAGCCGACGAGGTCGACAAGTTCGCCGAGGCGACAGCCCGTGAGGCCGACGCCCTCGACCTGGCCGAGCAGAGACTCAAGAGCTTCAGCAGCTCCAAGGCCTTTATGACCAGCACACCGACGGTGGTCGAAGGCCGTATCTGGCAGCGCTTCCTCCGCGGGGACCAGCGTCGGTACTACCTGCCGTGCCCACACTGCCGTGAGTACATCAAGCTCGAATGGCGCCAGGTAACATGGGACGACGCCAAGGCCGAGGACGGCAAACACGACCTAGGCAAGATCCGATCCTCGGCTCACTACGTCTGCCAGTTGTGCCAGGGCAAAATCACCGACTCTCACAAGGTGGCAGCCCTCCGACATGGCCAATGGCGCCCAGAGAATCCCAACGCCATGCCTGGTGTGCGGTCCTACCACCTGAGCAGCCTTTACAGCCCCGACCGCAAATGTACCTGGGGATATCTGGCTGTCTCGTTCCTCGAGGCCAAGGCATCAATGGCCGGCCTCCAAGGCTTCATCAACGGCAACCTTGCAGAGCCCTGGGAGCAGCAGGACGTGCAGCAGGAGCGCACCGAGACCTCGGCCACCGTGACCGTCGATGGCGGCCGGCGCTACCTGACCGCCGACGTCCAGGCCGTGGCGCCGTTCTTGTGGTGGGTGTGCCGCGAGTGGAAAGACGGCAACTCTACCCTGGTTGCTGCCGGCCATGCCGACGACTTTGCAGCCCTTCGCCGGGTGCAGGTGGCCCTCGAGGTCCATGACATGGATGTCGGCATCGACTCAGGCTTCAACACGCAGACGGTTTACGACGCCTGTGCATCCTATTCCTCGGTGACATCCAACCCGATCAACTTCCCTTGTGGGCTCCGATACCCTCCAGAGGGCGGCCTCCGAAAGCCCATGGTGATCGGCTGGATGCCGCTCAAAGGCCGGGAGACCGGAGCCCGGTTCACGGCAGCCACCGGGGCGGTGCACCCTTTCGGCCTGTCGACATCATCCTCGATGAGGACCGACGTCGTGCAGCCCCTCCTGGTGTTCGACACCGAGCACCTCCGAGATATGCTCTCCAGGCTAAGGAAGGGCGACATCGACCGGGAATGGGGCGTCCATCAGGATCCGCCCAGCGTCCAGGCCGAAGGTGCCTACATCGCCGAGCCTGACCTTTACTGGCGACACCTCGACTCACACGTCCTACGACCCCAAGCCAATCGAGCCGGCCGCATCAAGCACGTCTGGGTTAAGAGGAACCAAAAGTGGCCCGACCATCTGCACGACTGCGAAATCATGCAGCTCGCTATGGTGATGCTTTGGAATGATCTGGTCACGTCAAGCGAGTCAATAGCCAGCTAACCTATTGAAGTCACCCTGGGATCGGTGAAGATCCGCCCGAGGTGTTCACGTTTACCGTAGCCATCAAGAGGGCCTATCTCCGTAGTGTCTATGCGACACTGGGCGGTGTGACGCTCCTGGCTGCTCTGGCTGCTAAGTCCATCGCCGCGGCCACAGTGATCGAGTCCGGCCAGGTTGTCCGGTCGACATCATCCTCCGATGTGTCAGTAGAGTTTGCGGAGCCCGGCAAAGGTGCCCCCACACCATCCGAGATGGTCGAGATGTGGGAAAGCCTGGTCGATGACTACGACCTGGCCGTCTATTACCTCGAGCAGGACGGCATCACCAGCCCCACCGACGCCCAGATCTACACCAAGATGGTGGGCGTGGTTCTGGTTGCAGCCACCAGTTTCGGCGGCGACTTCTCCAACTTCCGCCGTGAGGCGAGCTATCGAGGCATGAGCTGATGGGATTCCTCGACACCATCCTGAACAAGTTTCGGTCGGCGCCTGTCGACCGCTACGAGGGCGCGTCCAACTCGATCCGCCGGTCCTTCCTGGACACCAGCTACACCTCGGTGCGGTTCGATGTGACTGCCTCTACCCGGCAGCAGATCGTCCGAAAGTCCCGATTCTTCGAGCAGAACAACGCGGTGATGAATCGCCTGGGAGACCTGTTCGAGAACTACACGGTCGGTTCAAACTTTAGCGTCCAGCCGGCATCATCGAATCCCGAGTGGAATCTCCGAGCCAAAAAGTGGTGGGACACCTGGAGCCGCTACCCTGACATCGGATCCCGGCAGTCTTTCGGCACCCTGATGTCATTGGCCGCCCGTGGCTGGTTCTACGACGGGGAATCCTTTATCCTCCTGACCAAGGGCGAGACCGGCCGGCCCCGATTGCAGCTCATTGAGCCGCAGCAAGTGTCGACACCCGCTGGCCAGGAGGGCCTTCCCGATGTGTTCGACGGCGTCCGGTTCGACCCCAAGACAGGTAGGGCCATCTCATTCTATTGCGGCCAGGAGCAGCAGCAGGGACAACTTACCGACATCCGGTCGATCTCATCCGACTCGGTGGTCCACATCTACGAGGCCCAGCGTGCCGGCCAGCTCCGCGGCCTGCCTTTTGTCGCCTGCGTCATCAACGACCTGCACGACCTCGACGACCTCCAGAAGCTCGAGATGGAGTCCTGCAAGCTCGCCTCCAGCGTGGCCCAGGTCATTAAGACAAGCTCCGGTGAGGTTCAGGCAACTAGCCTCCGATCCGGTGTTGCTGGTTCCCAGGGGACCGCGCAGAACTACTACGAGAACATCTTCGGCGCCTCGGTCAAGGTTATGAAGACTGGCGACGAGTTCGAGCAGTTCAGCGCTGACCGCCCCAACGTCAATATGCGCGAATACTGGCGCAGCCTCACCGAAAAGGTCTGTGCCGGCGTCGGCATCCCTTACGTCCTGGTATTCCCAGAGTCGATGCAGGGCACCGTCTACCGGGGCTCACTCGATATGTCTTCCGTGTGGTTCCGCAGCCGGCACCAGGTGATGGCCTCGGCCGCCCGTAGGATTTGGGAATATGTGATGGAATACGCCATCCGCACCGATCCCACTCTCCGCGACAGCCCCGATGACTGGTACGAGGTAGCCATCCAGGCGCCCCGGGCTCCGAATGTCGACGTCGGTCGCAACTCTGCCGCCCAACTTAACGAGCTTGGTGCCGGCATTACCACCTACGATGAGATCTACGGAGCCCGAGGCATCGACTGGCGATCCGCCCTGGAGGCCAAGGCCCAACAGGCCCGGTACATCCAAGACCTGGCAGTCAAGTACGGCCTCGATGTCTCACAGATCTCGACCGCTCAAAAGCAGCCGATAGCACCGGAGCCGGCCGCGGCCGCTCTCGAGCAGCCTCCTTCCGAAGAAATGCCCGAGCCGATCCCGGCCGAGCCCATCGAAGAGGTGGTTGCAGTACTCGA